GCTTCTACAGAGGAAGGTATTGCTGTTAGTTCTTCTGGGCATTGTATATCAAGCCCCCACCAAGTAGACCCACAAGGAGCTTCTACTACTACCGTTAAAACCGTATTACCTACTCCAGGAGGAGAAGGAACAACCATAACCGCATTTCTGCCTTCATTTCCAGCTTCATTCCAGTTTGGCCCTGTAGGTAAATTAGGAGCTATAAGAGTCCCTGGCACACATTCAGGTATGTCTATCCCACATCCAGTGGGGGGTTGTCCACAACAATTATTTCCACCTGGCACTGTACAATTCCAATCTAATAAAGTAGATTGCCCAGGAGTGGCAGGAAGGACTATACCATCATACGGCCCAATGGTGACTGAGCCACTGGAGATAAATGTTGAAGTTCCCATATCATAAATCCAGTCTGTTCCAGTAGATGTATTGAGTAATCCGTTTTCGGTAGTAATAGTTCCTGTTGGTGTCGGACCTGCTCCTGTACAATAATGCCAAGATGCAGGGAATCCTGATTGAGTTCCTATCACCCCTTCCATATATCCTCCCACTAAAGAAGAGTATTCTGAGGCCGCAATAGGGTTTCCTGCGGCATCCTGGTAAAACCAAGTACACATATCTGGCACAGCAAATTCAACCCCAGGAGCCCCTGTATTAAAAGTAAGAATAGTCGCCCCTGGCGTGCTGCCTAATTCTAACTGAATAGTAAATCTACCAGTGCTCCCTATCCCTAAAATTGGGTCTCCACACACTATTGTACAAGCAGGACAACTAACTACAGGTCCTAATAACCCTCCACTTTGTAGACGATATATTCCTCCTTGCGAGTAATAACCGTCAGGAGCAGGCGTAGTTAAAGTACTGGTTAGATATATAGCGGTCGCGCTGGTAAAGCTTGATCCGTCAAAAAAGTAAGTTCCTAAAACTCCACAGGGAAAGGGCATAATTTTATAATTTTAAGTTTAACATGTTCCTGAATTTATTACTGTTCCAAAAGTACCTATTTCTATCCAATTTTTAGGGCTCGCAGCTGATGGTTGGAAAGGGTCTACTATATAAAACCCTTGATGTAAATACGCGGATGGATCACAACTCAGATTATCATAACACACATCAGCTATTACGGGAATAAGTCCCGAGCCGTTAAAACTATATTGAGCCGACCCTACCGTATTAGTGTCCGTAGTACAGGCCGCTGATTGAGTTGGCGTTAAAGGCCCAAACCAACAATGTACTTCACATGGCCACGGACATTCACAACAAGCCTCTTCTACTGTCCCCGCACAATAACATAAAGGAGTCGAGGATATTCTTCTTAAATCCCACACCAAATATAAGTATTGATTTATTAATGGTAAAGTGGCATTATTAATTGTTGCCCTATAGATACCCGCAGACGGGTTGGTTATAGGGATAACATTTGTAGATGCGACCAATAAGGCAGCTGCGTCCACAGGGTTGTTATTATATAAAGTATTAGACGATAACCATCTTAATTTATGAATAGCTGGATCAAAATTAAAAGTATCTGTTCCAAATTTATGGCTTTGAAGGCTAATATCGGTAAACCCACCATCATAAGGGAATAATCCTACTCCTCTAATTCCTACATTAGAAGTATATGCAGATGGCTGAAGCGTTTGTAATATCGCAGCATTAGAAGATAGAGGGCTCGTAAATGGGCCAGGAGGAATATCTGTCCAATCATATTCATAGTGCATACTTTGTCCTGTATAATTAGGAGTATTAATTACCACTTGGATAACTGTCATAGGAACTTCTGGTGGACATTCAAATTCTACCGTATAAGTTGCAGGCCCGCTTATAATAGCTATAGTTACATCAGCAGTCTCAGGAGTACTAAAAAGTTTATTAAAAGTGAATGATCCACTGGTACTTACATTCCCTGATGTAAAAGCGTTACCATTCCAATCTCCACTAATATTTATTGTCCCTGCAGTAATAGTATAAATAACAGTGACAAGCCCAGGGACTGGAGTTAAATTAACTTCAAATATAAGGTCATGCTGCACATTATGTTGGGTTAAGGTTGTCCCACATGGGATTTCCGAAGGAGGCATTGGTATAGCCCTATCATTATCCGAGAGAACATATTCACTCATATAAGGGTCATACCCTCCTAATTTTTGTGTATGAATCTGCCCAACAAATTGGTCTCTAAACCATGAACGCATTCCGTATTGAGAAATTACTTGTAATTGGTCACTTGAACGAGAACCTCCTCTTAAATTTAATACAGATGCTCTTTTTACATCCGTAAAAAACATATCAGGCCCCCAGGTAGCAAAACTTTCAGGATTAAAACTTATTCCAAACTCTTCAACACGCGCTACTTGTGTTCCTAAAACTTCAGGAACAGAAGCGATAGCTCCGCCTCCTGTAGAATCTGTAATCACATTTTTGCCTGCTAATACATAAGAGATTCTATCTTCTTGTAAGACTAATATATCAGTCTCTCTGGAATGTAAAATTTGTATAGGTCCAAATGATGGTTCGCAATCTTTATAATTCACTAATCCTAAATTAAACTCGTTTAAGTTATTAGAATTAGCTGGCCCGCTATATACTCCACTATAAGTCAGGCCTGCAAATCTATCAGACTCTTTAAAATCTTGGTTAGATACAGCTAATGTACGCTCTCCTAACCCAAAGTATTTTGCACCCGCTCTGTCTTTAACTCTAAAACTCTCTACTCCATTTCCAAATACATAACAATCTGAAAAATCTAAAACAGTCTCTAATGGACTCCCCCCTGTTTGGTCACTCTCTCCTGTAATAGCTATACCATCTTTATCCAACCATGGCTCTGTAGGCATCGAGTAAGTCTGGCTGCCAGGATTAAATCTTCTTGCTGCCATGTGAAATCCACCCGTTATATCTTGGATTCGGGAAGCATCATAAAATAAATTAGGGTCAACTTCTTCAGGAACAGTTTCAAAAGTCATTAAATTTCCACCTCTGGTTATTTCTATTCGGGTAGATATATGTCCATTATAGTATTCAGTCCATTCCCAACATCTTGGAATTGCCCCATTATTACAAAAGTATTGAGCATTTCCGCTTTTTCTTACCCAACACACTGTATTAAAACATCCATTGCTTAGGTTACTGCTTGAAGTGCTTTGAGGGTCAAATTGAATACTCATCCCACTTGTCGAGGCGTGAGCATCATTCATTTTACTGGCTAACCCATCTCCTACAGCCCAAGTATAAAAATCTGGATAATCGGCAGTAGAAGTAAAATTTTCATCATAAGTTAAACTCCTACTATCACAGTTTCCTCCTCCTCCTCCTCTCCAGTTTCTTATTCGTATTCTAATAGAAGATCCAGCAGGAACATCATAAGCAGTAGAAGGGTCAGACGGTAAGTTTAACTTATAGTTTGTTATTTTACCATCATAACACTGTCCTTTATCGTTTGAATCTTTATTTTTTGTTCCATAACTTATAACAGCATCAGGACCAAGTTCAGTAGTAAATCCCTGGGGTTTTATAGCCATATAAAGCCCTCCTAATGATAGAGGAGCGATTTCTCCTGTTGGCATAGCCTTTATCTCTAAAACAGTAGACTTTACTTCTATAGCAAGAAATCCTCCTGTATCGGTTTTTACAATTAACTCATCTCCTGCACTGAGTAGATTAGTATTATCTCCTTCTAATCTAAACCACACGGTTGAGGCCTCATCCCCCATATTCCCCTCTTCCTGAACATACCTAAGGAAAGTGTATATAGTAAAATATTTCCCTTTACTTGGTTTTACTACAAATTTATATTTAGTAGCCCAATAAGGGGGTAAATTAAATAGGGTTACCTTAATTCTGTTTTTAACGACTGACCCTGAGGGGGGAACAAATATGGTATTATACTGGTAAAGTATCCTCCCTGACTGGAAAACGCTTCAAAAGAGAAGTATTCATACATAATACTAATACTATCTGGGTTAGCTAATCCATCGTCAAAATAATACTGCGTTGCTAATACTTGTAGTGAAAATCCAACCCCTGCTACAACACTATAAGCAAATCCTTGCTGAGCACATGGAGTAACAGATGCTGGAGTCTGAATAGTATAGGCCTCTCCAGGATCAGGGATAACAATAGGTACTGTAAATAAATCTATAGGCCCTATTACGCCAGTGTTAGGGTCGGGGCCTATTAAGTCAATAGTATCTGGCGGGGTTACTAAAGCAACTTCACCACTTATTCCTGTATCGGTATTTGTTACAACACTTCCAACAGGAGGAGTACCAACAGCCCATACCTGAGTATTATCAATTAATTGATCAGTATTAATACTTGAAGTCGTTCCTGAAAATAATGTGGTAGGTATCATTGGCCAAGTAGGGAAAACTGGAGGACATTGCCCTGTAATAGCGCTATTAACAAACTCCAAAGCCGTCCCTGAAGGAGCTTGTATTTGAGCATTAAATTTATCAGTTACTGTACCTCCAAAGGAAGAAAAGTTGATAGGGAAAACCCCTTGAATCTCCGCTAAAGTCTGTCCAATTTTATCTTGAAACTCTACGGAAGCACACATAGCATCTATATCCGCATATTGCGTAGTGGCTGTAAAGGTCCAATTCACACTACGAGGAGAAGTATTTTCCCATGATAAATTTACTTGACTCCCTGAATTTCCTGTAGTGTCATTATGTACTATGGTCAGGATAAAATTAAAGGTTATTCCAGCAGCTAACGGCCCTGAAGCAGGATTTGCCGCTGTTAAATCAAATGTAATACGCGAATCAGCAATATTTCGGGTAGAGGTTGGATCAATAGTATAAGGTATTCCTGTATCGGTTGTAGGTAGGTCTAAAGTTTCCCCTTTTATCTCTTTGTGAACCCACTCAGTATTATAATTCATACCAATTTTCTGTCCTCCTAAAGAAGAAGTAATATCATACCCATCTATATAATTTCCATATATTAATCTATTCCCCTGTATAGTGGATGCTTTAGCTATTCGTGGAACATTATCGTATAGTCTTAATAATTCATCTGAACCTAAAGTGGTATATATTTTACTGTTGGTGAATCGAAGTGTACGAAACTCATTATTTCCATATCCCTCATCTGATTTATTTAGTCGTTTAACAACATATATCACATTAGATGTAGTTTGTTTATATAATAAATCAATCTCAACTACTCTCCTTGATCCTGTTCCAAAAGTAATATCCGCTCCATTATACCTATTTAGCATTCCTGCATTATTAAAATTACTTATATCAAATCGAAATGTTTTAGGCTGAAAGGCGGGTAGAGTAAAAATAGAAATAGCACTATATTGGCCGTCTTCATAACGATATCTATAGGAAAAAGATAAAAATCTATCCTCCATATAATTCTCTTGTCCTGCAAGATCTAATAATTCTACAAAGGGAGCTGGAAGCGGAGTATAAGTTGCTGTACTATCTTCAAATCCTGGGATTTTTACAATTACTCCAACATCTTGTTCTTGTAAAGGTGCAGTAGGATGAGCTTCGGTGTTATAAGTTTTGCTAACATTAATTACTCGAGGAGGGTTTAAATCATCGCTAAAAAATAAAAGATTTTCAATCTTATCAACGGCCGTCATAAGATATAGCCAATCAAAATTTAATACCGAGGTACTTACCACATGATAAGTAAGAACACTAAGTTTGGTCTCGTAAGAAACTATTAAATCTACTACTCCTGTAGGGGAAGAAGGGTTATTGTCGTCATGAACGAACCAGTAAATAGTCTCCCTCATTCCGTCTTCATACGCCCCTATACATCGAGCGTCCCCTAATGGCAGGTTATCGTATTCTAAAAAAGAAAGCTGGGTATTACCCATGGAGTTTTCTACAGCACCAACCTCGGTAAGTTCAGTAGACCCTAAACGAACATTTAATGCGTCTATATATTCTCCTTGAGGGACTAAGCGCTCATCAACGCTTTTATTCATTCTCCCTAACCTAAAATCTACATTAATATCCATATTATTTTATCCATTTACTCTGGCCTCTTAAGTTCATTAATAGTCGACCAGGGTGTATATTGCTTAATCTTAACTTTGCGTTTCGTAATAAAGACGATTTATCTTTTCTTGCACGATTTACTACATATTCTTGTACCCCAAATCTGCCATTCAAAATAGAAAATTTAATATAGGCGTAAATAAATTCTTCAAATAATTTATTAACGCTTACGCTTGCATCATTGCCGTTTTCCAAACCATCAGACACATATTCTAATACGACCAGTTTACTTGTAAGGCCTGAACTAAAATTGATGACTCCTCCTTTTTTGTCTATGCTAAAAGTAGGATTTATATTTGCTGTTTCTGTGTTTAAACCAAATCTTGTTCCTATCCCATAATCAAAATACCAGCATCCGTCCACATTCCATCCCCAAGAGTTATTATAAGGACTGCTTTGATTAAGGTAAATACTTTTTTTAGTGTTGGTTATCCTTTCAATATCTAAATAAGAATCCGAGGGCTTTAATACGCTACCATCAATATCAAATAGAATTTGACAGTTATTATCTTGTAAATATGCCCCGCTCCAATTAGTTTGTATATTCTCTACCATCGGCATTAATACACCATCTTTATGTAAAGATATTCTTATCCAATTTACATAATCCTGAGGAAGAATAAACCTTAAGTCCTCACAAATTTGAAGTTCTAAGATTTTAATCTCTTTCATTGCATCATAATTCAACTCTTGAATACCTCTTTTTGCATGAAATAATACTTGATATCTATCTACATTATTTATGAGTTCATTATTCCCCTGGTACATCAACATAAAATTGTTCACGATATCTTCTAAGGAAACATATTGATAAGACCCCCAATTTGAGTCTAAAGGTACAACTTGGTTATTTTCGTAATATTGATAATCTGTAATATAGGCCATAATTAACTTGTTTCTTGGTTATCCAAAACTTCTTCTCCTTGTCCAAACTTAAATACATCCGCTTCTCTAATCTCTACTCCAACATATTGACAAATCTTAGCAATTAAACTTGGCTCGTCCGCCTCAGGTAATTCAAATTCCTGAAAATCAGGTTGGGTAGCGTCAAATATAGGTTCTCCCCCTACTAAATTCTGCCATGTCCATCTGGGAGCTAAAGGGTATCTTGCATACTGTATATGTACATCTCCTACATTTAAAATAGTAGAAGGATAAACAGTAACTGAATTACCATCTAATACATAAGCAGGGTAAGATGTTGTTGGTGCGGTAAGTTGAGAATTTGTTAGATAAAAAATTTTGTTTTGACTTACTCGCTCTATTTGTTTAATCTTTGTATTAGAATAGATATTATATGTTTCTCCTACCGTCATTATATCTGCACTAATATTTAGAGTTGTTGCACTTACTACCCCTGTTACAAAAGCTTGGGCTAAGGTAGTTGTATTAAAAACAATACTCCCAATAGGAGGGGTAGGCGCTCCAACAGGAATAATTGTAAAGGCTTGTGCTCCATCTACTAATTGATTAGCAGAGGTTGCGGTTGTTGTTCCAGTAAATAATACATCTGAATAATAAAATAATTTATTTACCAAATAATAATCCAAAGGTAGATCATATACATTGGCGTTATTTTGAACTAATACTAATTGAACCGAAAATGAATCAATAACCTCTTCTAACCCTTTCATAATATCAGCGTATCCTGTCCCTGCCATTCTTTGGTTTTGTTTGGCAACCCAACTATTGTAAGAATAGAAGTAATCTTCAAATAAATCTAACTGCGCTTGTTGAGCATATAGGTTAAAATCTTGAGGAGAAATATACCCATAATTATTTTTATTAGCTATCGCTAAAACGGTATTTCTTACTTCATTTATTGACGCTGCCATAATACTGGAATGTTTTTACAAAGATAACAAAAAAAAGAGGGGGAGTTTTTTTT